GCGCAGCAGCCGCGCCGGGGCCGGAAATGATGCCTGCAAGGTTGGCGATCGCCGAGACCACATACTGCTTCGCAAACGTCTGGTACAGCGCATCGGCCAGCGAGGTCTTCAGGGTATTCGAAATCGACTTGCTGAACGAGCGCCACGTGCCCTGCCCGTTCGAGAGCATGTCACGGAAGCCCTCTTGGAAATTGTTATCCAGATTGCCGATGACGGTCTTCCATTGGTCAATGACCGGCGCCATCTGCCGGTTGGAATACCACTGGTCGAACTGTTCTTGCAGGCGCTTCTGAGCATCAGAGCCATCGGCGGCCAGCGCGATACGGTCGCGCCAGAGTTGCGCGTCAACCGCAAGCTGAGCGGCAGCGCGCTGCTTGTCGTCAGCGATCGCCTCGAGGGAGAACTTAATGTTTTCCTGACGCAGCTGCTCGGCACCTGCACGGGCCTGTTGCTCGCCCATGATCGTGGCGATATTCTTCTTGCGCGCCTCGGCCTCTGCCTTCAGATCGGCCAGATCCTTCTCCGTAAAGGAGTGCCCTTCCGCAGTCTTCTTGGCCAGCAGATCGCGTGCATCAGCATCAACCTTGATCTGGGCGACGGCGATCGCGCGCGCCTCGGCCGACTTTCCGAACAGACCTACCTCGTCAGCCAGCTGCTGCTGTTCGGCGATGGTGGCGTTTTTCCATGCGTTAGTCTGGTCGCGGATCACCTTGGCGCTGGCAGCGGCCACGTCGGCGGTCTCGTTGGCAGCGCCCTTGATGATGTTCTTGCGGCGCTGCTCCAGCACGTCCAGTGCGGCGACGTATTTGTTACGCTCCGATAGATCGGCCTTGCCACTGGCGATCTCGATCTGCTTCTTGACGACCGCCTCTTCACCCAGAATGTCGGCGACTTGTAGGTCGCGCTTCTTGGCGATGAATTCGGTATCGCTTACCAGCTGCTGGCGGTGGCTGCTTTCGAGGTCTGCCAGCTGACCAGCCAGAACCTCACGGTCTAGAGCGCGCTTGCCTTCCAGTGCGGCCAGCGATGCGTTGTACTGGTCGCCATATTTGGCATTAATGAGCTTTATCCGATCATTAATGTCTTTGTCAGACAGGCCAGCTTCCAAACCAAGCTTCGTTTGGCGCTCGATCTCTCGCTTCAACTGGTCTTGCTTCGAGAGGTACTTCTCACCCTCCTGAGACCATTTTGTCGTTGCCTCATTCAGCTTCTGAGTATCGGCGGCTACCTTCGCATTCCATTCAGAGGAATTCTTCTCCTGAATAAGCGCATCAAGCTTATTCTGAGCAGTATTTAAGCGTTCCTTACCATCCTCACCTGCACCAGCAAACGTATAGCGATTTGCCTTTGCCTTATCCAGCTCTTTCTGAGCCTTCTTAATCTTTTCACTGAGGGTATCTTCCCGACCAATATCAAGAAGCGCATCCCACCCCTTCTTCGCAGCTTCAGCCGTAGCATTCCACGCCTTCTGGATATAGCCAAGATTTGTCTCGATGCTCTTCGATCGCTTCTCCATCGCATCGGAATACGACTGCTGAGCCAAGGCAGCTGCCTCATCTTTTTGGCCTTGATCCTCCAGAGCTTTGATCTGAAGATAGACTGCAGCGGTCAGATAGTGGTACTGCTCATTCAGCTTGATAGTTGCTTCAACCGGCTTCTCACCAAGTGCAACAAAATCCTTCACCATGTCCTGAGCAGACTTTGATCCCGACCGCTGGGCGAATTGTGCTGATTTTGCGAAGGCAGTAATATTCTCAGCAGCCACCTGCCCTGAGCCGGCCAGCATGGCAACTACCTCAGCGGCAGCCGCCTGTGTACCCACCGATTCAGACACGTTTCGCGCCATATCAGCCAACTGGCCAGCTGTGACGCCCGCCACGTTGCCGGACAAGATGATCGCCTTATTGTAGGCGTCAACTTCCTTGCTTCCTTCGTGGTATGCAACGCCAGCCACCGCAACAGCAGCAGCCAACATGGTAAAGGGGTTGATCAGGCCAACGACGTAGCCTGCTGTGGCGCGCAGGGCGGCACCGGCACCGCCGAATGAGCCAGCGATCTGGCTACCCTGCTGCAGGAAGACCGTCAGCGGCGCTTGCCCGCCCTGCAGGCTGACAACAATGTCGCTGATCTGCATCGGCAGCTGCTTGAGTGCGGCCGCCGTCTGGGCGGCAGAAGCGCCCGTCCGGTTGAGCATCTGCTCGCTGGCCGTGGCGGCCTGCTGCAGCGAACCAGTAGAGGATTGGCGGAAGCGTTCGTATTCCTGAATCGCCTGATCGGCTTGCGCTGTAATGACAACCCGTGTTTCAGCCATGCTAACTATTCTCCCGCCACGCCCGGAGCGCAGCACGTTCCATTACCTGCAAGTTGTAAAGCAGCTCGCGCTGCTTGCGTGGCTTCAGGTGCCACATCCGCATGACGCCTTCAACGCTCTGGTAGTTAAGTCCGACTGGCCCATTCAGACCATGCACCCACTGGGTAGACACGGCCTGATACAGGTTCCAGCTCTCGACATGCTCCGGCCAGAGGTACAGCCATTCCCATTGTTCTTCTTCGTAGACGGCCGCCAGCCCCATCAGAGCCAGCGCCTTATCCACTTCCGTCTGTTCAGCCTCCTGTTCTTCGGGCGACTGAATCAGGTTCAGGGCCGCGCAGCGCGCGACCCGTTCTAGTTTTTTTCCGTCGCCGCCGATGCTTTGACGAACGCGTTGAAGACCACCATCCCGACGCCCTGAATATCGAACAGTGCTTCCAGCGCCTCGGTGCTGAACTCGGCCGGCGTGCCGTCATCGTTCAGCACCAGCGTCTGACCTTCCCAGCCGGTCAAAGCCTGCTTCAGGAAGGCTTCTGGCGTCAGAGTGGAGAACAGGCGATCGCGCTCTTCGTTGCCATAGCGGGTGCCGGTCACGGTAAATTCATGGGTATCGATCTCGCCCTTAGCGTTCGAGATTTGCAGGGATACTGCTGCGCAGACGACAGCAGCAATGCCGAGGCGGAATTTCTTGGTCATGACTATCCTTGGTGAAGTGGTTGTGAGTTGTCTTACAGTCAGAGGCTGGCGACGAACATCAGTCCGTCACCAGCATGTGGTTGGATCAGCGATCAGAAACTGGTGACGATGCGCAGCTCGTCGTTGCCGGACACCGGCATCATGTTCAGCTTGTAGCCGATCAGGCGTTCACCGTTGATCTCTTCCTTGGTCGGATCGGTTTTCTGGACAGCCGGCATGAACACCATGACCTTGTTGTTGGCGACGGTGCCGTGCACGAGGCCGAAGCTGCTCAGGGTGGCCAGCTTCACTTCGCCCAGCATCGCAACCTCTTGGGCAGCGGTCAGTTCCATCTTCACCGAGCCAGTGATCTTGCGATCGCTCAGCGAGATCGATTCGCCACCGATCAGGGACTTGTAGCCAGTGGTAATGCCCAGATCAATCATCAGGCCTTGGCTTGGGTATGGCGTACCGCCGGTCAGGGCTGGTGCACCGGATGCCGTATGGGTGGCGCCGATCGTCAGCTGGCCGCTGTTGGCGTTGGTAACGATCTGCGGAACTTTGAACGCGGACAGCGTGGTCGATGGCAGCGCTGCGGTACTGGAGCCGCCATCGAGGCACAGGAATTTGAAGCTGATCACCGGCTTCTTGCCAACGCTCAGATCCATGGTGGCGGTGCCACGTGCGCCCAGACCTTTATGCAGGATACCGTCGTCATACCAGTAGATGGTTGCCGATTCGAAGGTATCCGAGATTGGCGTGTAGTCCACACGGGTGCTTGCAACGATCGTCTCAGCAAATCCGATGGCGCGCATCAGCGGTCCCCATGCCGGAGCCACGCCGGCGGCGCCGGAGCCGACCAGTTCCACATCGAAGCCCATTTCGACGTAGGCGGTGCCTACCAGCTGCTCGGAGTTACCCAGATAGCTGCGGATAATGTCGCGGCTGACGTTATCGGCCTTCAGCGGGTTGATGCTCAGATTGCTGACGACCAACGCATTAGCGGCGCCAGTCGGGGTTGCATCGACGCCATAGGTGGTTTCCAGCTTGGCGAGAATTGCGGTTTTACGAATCAGACGGCCCATGGGTTACTCCTGGCT